CGGGCGGCCTCATCCCGCTCCTGGGTGCGGGCGGCCCCGCGCCTTGCCGCCGAACCATCCTCGAATGCCGGTTCATTGTTCTGGAGGTTGATCGGGTTTCCGGCGGTTCCGAGGCGGGGCCTGGGCTTGGGAACCCGGCGGGCCAGTTCCTGCGCAAAGCCGGCAGGACCTTCTGTCGGGTCCGTGAAGTCCGCCGGGAGCTGCAGCAGTTTGATCCTGACCTCGACCTCGCGGCCATGCAGGAAGTCAAGCCGCTCCTTGACCTCCTGAAGTTCCGTCTGAAGTTGTTCGACCTGCCCGATTGCGCGATCCGCGAACCCGAGCCCGGAGCGACCGAACTTGACTTCGGCTTCGATCAGCTCGACGGCTTCGAGCCGCGCCGCATCGATCGCGGCCTCGAGGTCCATGGCCTGCTGTTCGACCCGGGCGACTTCCGCGACGATCCCGTCGAGTTGAACCTGATCGGTGAAAGTGATCCGGTCGGTGAGGAAGTCGAGGGCATTGCTCCCCGCTTCGACGGCCTTCACGATCTCGTCGGTATTGCCGATCGACGCCAGGAACCGCTCCCACGCGGTTTCCATTTTCTGCGTCGCGCGGCCGAACGTCAGCGGGAGCTTGTCGAAGGCGGCGCGGATTTCGTCGGTGGCGTTCAGCAGCGCCCGGAGCATCACCTCCGCCGTGATCTCGCCATCCGCCGCGAGTTGCCGCATTTCGCCGGGAAGCCTTTTCAGTTCCTTCGCGATTGTCCTGATCACCAGCGGCATCGCCTCGTTGACCGCCTTGAACTCGTCGCCCGCCAGGCGGCCAGCACCGAAGCCCTGCGCGATCTGCAACAGACCGGAACTCATTTCATTGGTGGTCGCGCCGCCGATCTGCCCGAGCTTGATCAGGTTTTCGGTGAACTGCTGCAACTGCTCGTCCGTCGCGCCGATGGACTCGTTGACGGCGGTGAACTTCGCGAGCGCCTGCCCGACCGCATCGACCGGCGCAATGGCCCGCGTGGAAATGTCGAAAACCGCCTGCATCATCTGACCGGCCCGCTCGGCGGATCCGGTCAGGGCCTCGAAGCGCCCGGTCAGCAGCTTTGTCCGGTCCGACGCACTGACCAGATCGTTGAACCCCTTGCGGGCCAGCGCCAATACGGCGGTAATGCTGACAATTCGCGCGGCCAGACCAACGCCGAATCGCTTCCCGACGCCTTGCAGCCTCTCGTCCAGCCTGCTCCCCCGATCTTCCATCTTCCTGGCGGCGATGGCCAGGGAACGCTCGGCACTCTTCATGCCGCGCTGGAAGTCCGCGATGGACGCACTGAGCCTGACACTGAGGGCGCCGACTTCCTCAACCATGATACTCTCCCTTGTCAGTCAGGATAGCGCGCCAGCAAGTCGTCGAGATCGTCCAGCGTCGGGCGCACGGTTTCGTCGGGATCAACGCCCTGACCCTTCATCCAGCCGCGATAGCACGCCCGGAAGTCGGCCATGCCGGACCTGCGCGTCTGGTCCGGGTGCCAGCCCATCATGCCGCCGATCTCAAGGTAGTTGCCTATCCGGAAGGGCTCTTCGTCGCTTCCGGCTCCGGCTCCGCGTCGTTTTTTTTTGCGCCGTCCTCGTCCGGAACAAGCCCGGCGATCACCGCGGCATGGGCGAATTGCGCGCAGGCCAGCAGCCCGTGCGCGGCGATGGCTTCCGACGCGGCCAAGCCGGACTTGCCGTGCTTCAGCGCGATCCCGAACGCATCGACGGCCTGCGCGAGAGTCCAGGTACCCTCGCGCAGCGCCCGTTCCAGCGTCAGCGGCTTGTCATGGCCGGCCCGGGCCAGTTCTTCCCAGGCCCCCAATGGCACGGCGAGCGCGATTCGCCGCCCGCAGATGTCAAGGGTGACTTCGCAGGTCATCAAGGCTCCGGCGTGAAGGCCGGCGCGCCGTTGCTCTGGATCGTGAGGTCGAATTCGATGGCCCCGTCATGCTGCGCCGTGATGTTGAACGCCGTGACCACCAGCGCGCCCTGGAACGTGCCGAAGATCGGAATGACGGTCTGGTAGTTGGTCGCGACGCCGGTCAGGAAGTCGTCCATCACCGCCTGCACCGACGCCTTGTTCGAGGTCTTCGAGATGCCGCTTGCGGAGATCTCGAACGAATGCACGCCGACCTCGCTCACCGTCCACAGGATGTTGTTGCCGTCGACGTCATCGTCCGTGGTCACGTCGATGGGGTTGCCGTTCATGGTCAGCGTCTTGCCGCGCAGCGCGCCGACAGTGGTAAAGACTTCGGTCGGCGTGGCACCGTCGCCGCGCTTCAGCAGAAAGGTGAAACCAGCGGACATTTCAGGTCTCCTTCAAGGTCAGGGTGATTAGCTGTGGGTCAGGAACCGGAAGCGCTGCACGCCGTGCGTTGTCACGCCGTCGTCTTCCGGCAGGATCGTGCTGAAGTCGTGCAGCGCGAGGCAGGAGACCTGCGTATCCAGCGACAGGTCGGAGCGGTGTACGGCCGCGTTGATCGCCGTCATGATTTGCGCCGCCTCGACCCGTCCTGGCTTACGCGACCAGGTGTCGATCTGAAGCGAGGCGTCCCAGCCGAGTCCGGTATCGGTATCCCACGAGAGCCCCTTGGATGGCCCGAACGACACGTAGGGATAGGCCGGGTCCTGTGGCGGCGTGTCGTAGACGCGGGCGCCGACGATGGCCGCGAGCGTCGCGTCGGCCTTCAGGAGGGCGACGAGGGTCTTTTGCAGCTCGAGCGTGCTGTCCATGTCATGCGGCCCGGCGCAGCTTCGCAAGCGCCCTGATCCCGGCGTTGAGTTCCCGCGCGATGCGGGCGCGCACGCGGCGGCGCAGGAAGTTGTAGGCCGGGAACAGGAACGGCCTGGCGGCGGTGCCGGGATGCGTGTCCCTCGCCACCTTCGTTCGGCGCCCGGAGGCTTGCGTGAATTTCTGGCCCTTCACCCGGGGCGACGTGCCGAACTCGACGAAGGCGCCATACCAGCCGGGCGAGCCGCGCTTGGCCGGATAGACACCGATGAAGCGCTGCACACCCCGGGCCGCATCGCTGCCGGTCCCGACACTCAGCGCGCCGACGATGCCCGTCGCGTTGAACCCCTCCAGGTTGTCCCGGATCTCGATGGCGTCGCGCAGTTCGCCGGTCGACTGCGGAACCAGCGTCCTGGCGAGCGCCTGGATTTCCGCCGCGCCGGTGTTGAGCGCATTGGTGATGCGCCCGATGGCCATGGGCGACAGGTCCCGGAACACCTTGCGCACTTCCTCAAGGCCCTCGATCCGCACAACGCGCCGTCCCTTGAAACTGACCACGTTTTTTGCCATCAGTTCGCGACCTCCCGCTCAACCGTCAGCTCGAGCCGCTGATTGCGTTGATCCGGATTGGCGATGCTCCGGATGTTCCACCGCACCCCGTCGATCACGGCGCTGTCGGCCTCGGTGAGCAGGCGCGTCAGGCTGGAAGACCGGACGGTAAGCATCGCCGCCATGGGCGCCTGCAATGCGCCGGCCTGGATACGCTCGCGGCCCGTGCTCTCCCGGAGCCCACCGGCGACGGTGAACAGCGCCGTCCAGCCGCCAGCCGAGACGTTGCCATAGGCGTCGGCGGTGGAGTCGCGCCGCGCGAACGCGACGCGCTTGTTGAGGCGTCCGGCCCGGAGCATGTTACAGCGTGACGCCCGGGATCTGGATCGCGACCTTGAGAACCGTGGTCGATCTGGCGATGCCGATCACCACCACGTCATCGCCGGACAGAACGTCGGCCAGCGGCGCGATGCCGCCGGCGCTGGGCGAAAGGTAGTAGACCGTCCCCGCCGTCAGGACCGCGTTCACCGTCAGGTCGCCCGCCGTGATGATATCGATCGGCTGACCGTCCGACGCGCCGTTGAGCGCGATGCCCGCGGGCTGGCGCACGGCGGCGGTGGCATGGTCGGCGTCGGCGAGCGCATAGCGACCGGTCGCGGCGACCTTGTAGACCACCTGCCCGGCGGTCACGGTGGCGCCGGCGGTGCCGGAAGCCTTGGTGGCGTTCGCCCCTGCCAGAACGGCGGAGGCGGTAATTGCGAGGTCGGCCATGGGTTATCTCCTGTGTCTGGTCATCTGTGGTCGCACCGGATGCTGATCGATTGCTGCCCTGTCTCCCCGAGCGTGCTGAGCATGTCGCAGGTCAGCAGGTATTGCTGGCCACGGGTCAGTCCCGATACCCGGGCGCTGGACAGGGGATTGGTCTCGCCGAGATCGGTGACGGTCACTCCGGCCGAAGGCGTGATCGACCAGGTCGCCGAGGCGATGGTGTCGGCGCTCGCCAGCCATTCGGTCCAGTCGATCGACCAGGTCAGCGCCTCGCCGGGGGTTTGCAGCACATGGGGCATCAGTGCCTCGCGATGAAGGTCCGGGTCATGGCAACAGCGGCGGCGCCAGGGCGCCGCGCGATCAGGGTGCGGGCCGGATCGGCGAAGAAGATCAGGTCGAGCGCGATGTCGATCTCCGGGCCGCTCAGCGTGTAGGCGCCCGCATCCAGGGCAACCGACACGCTGCGCGTGATCGTGATGTCGTACCCGTTCAGCGTGTACGTGCCGGCCGCCAGCACCACAGGGATCGTGCGCAGGATGCCTAGATCCGCCCCGGTCAGCGCGTAGGACCCGGCGTCGAGCGCCATGACGCGGTCGGCCAGGACCGCGATGTTCGGCCCGGTCTGCGTGTAGCTGCCGGCTGCGAGATCGACCTGGCGGTCAATCAGGACCGCGATGTCTGGCCCGGTCAGCGCGTAGCTGCCGGTCTCCAGATTGACCTGACCAGCGACCAGGATCTGCACGTCCGGCCCGGTCAGCGCGTAGGACCCGGCGTCGAGCGCCATGACGCGGTCGGCCAGGACCGCGAGATCCGCCCCGGTCAGCGTGTACGACCCGGCGTCGAGCGCCATGACGCGGTCGGCCAGGACCGCGATGTCCGGGCCGCTCAGCGCATAGGACCCGGCGTCGAGCGCGACCAGGACCTCCTCGGTGATCGTCAGCGCCGGGCCGCTCAGCGTGTAGGTGCCCGCGTCCAGGGCGACCGGAATCGTGCGCAGGATGCCGAGATCCGCCCCGGTCAGCGTGTACGACCCGGCGTCCAGATCGACCGGGATCGACTGCGCCCCGGCGCCGACGATGGTGGTGAAGTCGGCCCGGATGACGAGCACAGGCTCCCGGACCGGCACGACATAGACAGGTTCCCATGCCAGGTCGTCGGCGGCAGCGGCAGCGGCTGGGCGCACCGCGATGGTGTTGACGATTGTGTCGGAAAGCGCACTGAGGCTGAAATTGCCAGGATTGTCGCCACCGCTGGCAAACTCGCGCCAGGCGAGAAAGGCCGTGCACTTGGAGCCCGCAGACCCTGCTCCGCCCGACAGGCTGGTAATCTGCCCGCCGGTATAACCTGTCGGCCAGGCTGTGACGGTCCGGTCGTCGCGGGAAGCGGACAGCAGGACCATATACCGGGTGTCGCCAAGCCCCCAGGACACTATCAATCCCGGCGGATCAGGCGTGGTTGTATTGACGGTGATAACTGCCGTTTCAGCCTCCGGCAAGGTAGTCCCGTGCCAATCGGCCGCATTTGTGCGCAAGGACACATGCGCGCTTTTTGCCGACGAGCCTATCGTTATTGTGACAGAGGCCCCCTCGCTACCTGATGCGATCTTGGCAAAATAGGCGCATAGGTGCGAGTCTTCAATGTTTTCTACGGCGCTATAGATCAGCGTCCAGCCGGGTGGAGTGTCTATAGTGTTGAAACTTGGCACAACAAAGAACACTTCCAGCAGATCGCCCGCGCTTATGGAAGCCGGAAGCGCGACTGTGTGCGAAGTGGTGGCGGTGCTTGAGGACGAAGTGTTTGTGGCTGCCGGAGAAGGAAACGCCATTACCGCATCCTCCACCGGCCGGTGTGGCCCGCCCTGGCCCGCGCGCCCGGACTGCTGCCACCGAATACCTTCCGGATGCCGACATTGGCCAGGTCGGCGGGGGTCAGGTTTGCCCCTGCTCCAGCCGTGGCGATCCCGCCTCCGGGCTTGGGTTGGAGGCCGTCTATCGTCGGGTTTTGGACCAGCGCGTTCACAAGGTCGGTTCCGTAGTAGCCCGCCGCTTCGCTATCGGTGCGTTGGACCAGGTAGTTCGCGTTGATGGTGCCGGTCGTGCCAGCGCCGACTGCCACGGCCCCCTCGGCAACGTTATCGTCAACCAGCGTGACAGTGGTGTCCTCCCCGATCTCGATAGACGGAACCGAGCCTGGATCGGCGGCAAAGACGTCGTAAAGGAGCGTGTTGCGTTGAACGGTCAGGTTCGACGCCTCCCCCATGTTGATCCCGTGCAGATGGTTTCCGAAGATGACATTGTCCTCGATCACCCAGCCGTCGTAGCGGTCGGCAGCGGCCTGGCTTAATTCATAGCGCAGATTGCGCGCGAAGATCGTATGGACCGCGCTCCCGCTTGCGGAGTGACTATCGAAGAAATTCTTCCTGATTGTCATGTTGTCGAGGGAAGGAACTGTATCACTACTTGCGACCTGCAACATATCGGCGTGTGACGGCGCGAATTCCTTGAGAAGCTGGATATGATTTAATTCGATCAGTACAGTTTGCATATCGGTCATGATTATATGATCGATTGAGCCATTATGGATGTAGTTGTTTGAAATGGTCAGAAATGACCCGCCGTTTCCTGCTGAAATTGCTTGCGACAGGGTGTGAATTTCGCAATGGTCTATTGTCACATTACTTGACGCGCCAACTATGTTAAAGCCCCTGCCGTATTCGATCTCTGCACCTTGGGCTGCGTTGAAGGCGATGATCCCGTGAACCAGGCAGTCGGTGAAACGAATATTGTCTACGCCACTAATGCTGATGATCGGCACAGTATTGCTGTTGGTCTCCGGGTCGAAGCCCCAGAAGAAATCCATGTATTCGAACCCGACAAACTCGGCGTTTGTCATGTTCAGGTCGGTAATCTGGGGAGGGGAGCCGATATTTGCGGCCCTGATGCGGACCTCGGACGTGAACACATTGTTGATCGTCACCTGGCCGTAAGAGCCCGGGTTCATGAGGATCAGGTCGCCGCCTACAGCGGTCGAGAGGGCCGAATTAAGCTCCGTGGTGTTGGAAACAGTCGTCGTGGTCATCCGAAATCACCATTCCGCCAGATAAGCCTGCTTGCGCAGATTGTGCTCCAGCTGCTGCTCGAACGGCGCGCACCGTTGCGCCGAGGCGCATTTTTCGCAGACAAGGCGATTGCAGACCCGGCAATAGCCGCCGACCGAAGCGCGGGCTGGCACGATCACTATCGCCTGGCAGTGGCCACAGGTGAAGGTGTCGGCCTCGCCATGCCGGGCCAGCGAGGCAAGCCCCTCGTCGCGAGAGGGCAAACCTGGCCCGACCAGCTGTGCGTAGCCCTGGGGCCTGCGCATTACGCACCTTCGGTGTGGTGCGCGGTGAGGGTGGACAGGCCGGTGTAGGCTGCCGATCTGACCGTAAAGCCCCAGCCCGCGTCGGCTGCAAGCTGCGACAGCGGTTCGCCGCCAGGCGCTGCCACCCACCGGAACAGCGATTTCTGGTGCAGCGGGATTTCGATGATCTTGGACCCTGCGTAAGTCGGTTCCACGGTGTGGTTTACCTTCGCCGTCGCGGCGGCCGCAAGGGCGAGCGCAGCGTTCAGCGGGGCCGGAGTTGCGGAAGTGCCGGTGCCCGAGGCGGTGAAGCGTTGCAGCCCGCAGACGATCTCGTTGCTGCCCGAATGGTCGTTCTGGCCAATGTCGAACTCGACCAGGCGCACAATCACCGAAGTCGAGCCGATCAGGCCGAGGATCGAGATATCAGCGGAGGTTGGGTTCTGCGTCCCGACGGTTGCCCACATGGGAGTGCTGCCTTCCTTGGTTCATAAGCTGATGCCAGACCTGAGAGACCGCGCGGCGGCCGATGATCGCGTCTGCCTGGGCGACACCAATCACCGGCGCTGGCGGCGACGCCGGTGGCGGGCCGTCCGCCGAAGTGCGGCGCTCAGGCAATGTTGATCAGGCCTGCGGCGTTGATGTTGATGTTGGCCGTCTCGCCGTCCGCCAGCGAGATCGCCGAGCCGTGGTCCCAGACCCCGATCAGCGGATCGGCCGGGGCGGTCGGCGTGTCGTTGTAGACGTAGAGGTAGCGCCAGCTCGCCAGCGCGCCGCCCGAGGCGGTGATGGTGAAATCCGCCGCGTCGA